GTATTAAACTGATTAATGTTGCCATTTATAACTGTGGAAAGTACGGCATGTATCTTAGCGGTACCACAGAGACATACCTTAGTAATGTTAACGTAGGCGTGGAGATCGCTAATGGAGATGCAGATATTATGTACGTGGGTCAGCCCAGTTATGTATATGGTGTAAATGTCAAACTGGGTGCCACTAACGGTGACTTTGTTATGAACTATCCCAACGACACCTTGCGGGTGGCGCTTGAGAACTACGGTAAGGTTCTTGGGGCGCACAAGCAGTTTACCAGTCAGGGTTCAATTACCAAGGTAGACGTAGTTACAGGCTCAGGTGACCCGTACAAGCGTACTGGTGGGGCCGATTCAGTGATGGAGGTACTTTACGACAAACAGACCCTTGCGTGGTCAATGCCAGAACCCAACCATCCCGACCTGACAACTCCCATTTTTGTCCATGAGTTCGAGGCAACAACTGACACTAAAAACTACCGTTACTACGTTCAATCAGAGGGCATTGTCACCGCTGCACAGATTTGGATTGAGGTTGAATATATATCACAGTACGAGGACGGTACTGAATACGTGGTGACGAGGGTGCAGTCAGACGAGGCCCTAACTGCAAGAGCAGATGCTGAAGACTGGGAGGAATACCTTGAAGTTACTGACATAACCCCTGCGGTTGCAAGTAAGGTGCGGATAACGTGTAAATCAAACTACTATCATGCAAGTAACAAAATTTATATAGACCCAAAGGTGGTAATAACTGATGGCTAAAGTCAATGAACCTGTATGGAGTTATGGAGGTGTTAAAGCACTAACATCTGTTGACTACGGTCAGACCACTCAACCTGTTTGGAGTTATGGTGGTTCTGTCTTACAGAACTCTATGCCAACTGAAGTAACTGTCGATGGACCACACTGGACTTACGGCCTGGTGAAGCTCCTGACAGGTGCCGACACAGCAGAGCCACTACCAGGCACGGTAGTCACCAGTACCGTCGCACCCAAGTGGTGGTACGGGTTGAGCAGTCTTCTACACAAGCTGGTTCCAATGCAGGTTGCTAGAACAGGTAGACTCCGTGCTGCACACGTTTGGGTGTCAACCGTAATGAAGCGAAGGGGGAGATTTTAATGGCTGAACTACTTTATATAAATTCATCTGGTACCGACGGGTACGGTATCCAAGAAGGGATGGTAGGGCAGATGGTCACACCCGATGCAGACTGGGAAGTAACGTCAATCTGGTATGACCAGATTTACACCACTGGTGGTAGCTCTGAAACAGCGGAGATTTACGCTGATACCGCTGGTTCACCCTCAGGGACAGCCCTGGCAACATCAGACTTGGTGGCTATAGCAGCCTCAGTGGGTGGGCCTGAGACTTTCGCATTTGATCCTGGCTACGTTCTACTAAGTGGGGTGTCATACTGGTTCATAGTCAGTAGGATGTATATACTGAGGACAACCACCAATCCGTATGCAGGCGGTGGGATTGGGTACACAACTCACTCCTCAGACCCGACAGACAACTGGACAAATAACGCAACCTTTGACACAAGGCAGTTTAAGGTTAATGGAGAATTATACGTTGCCCCCAGTTTGACATCAGGACGTAGGGGCTTCACAAGCAGATCAGCTTGGAGACATAAAAACAGATAACAACTTAACTTGGAGGTAAACATGGCACACAACTTTGTAGAACAAATCACTGACTTGGCTATTGGTAACGGTGGAACGGTATCTTCTGCGTTTCAGATTAAAAGGTGGGCGGTATTCGTAGGTCTACTGTTTCCAGCTATGGACGATGGTGATATAGGAATCTCGATCTGTGCGACTTCGGGTGGAACCTACACTCCCATCCTTGACCCCGCAGATGGTGCAGACCTGGTCATATGTGCTAGTGGTTCAGACCCAGGCTTCATTGACATATCTGACTTTATCAGATGTGTTCCCAGTACCTACTACCTTAAGCTTACATGTGCTGCTCAGGCGAGTGGTGCGGTTACCTGTGTGATCTTCGAGCGTGGCTAGATATACCAAGGCTTTTAAGAAACAGCGTAAAGACGGTGGACAAGCGGAGTATATAATGACAGAACGAATACGAGCAAAACAGATTCTAGGTGAAGTCTTAGAACTGGTGTGTACTGCGAAGTCTCCCGCTCAGTTGCGGAAGGTATTGAACTCAGCAGCTTGGCAGATAAAGAAGGCCACCCTGGTAGAGGCTCTTGAGCTAAACGATACCGTCAGGGCCAACAGGCTTGCCAGCGAGATACTGAATCTCACTGAGGTCAAGAAGCAGAGCATTGAGGGTAACATTAACTACAATGAGAACGTAAACATTCTCATGGCTTCAATAACGGATGTGCCATTTGAGTACCTTGAACAAAGAGCAACAGCAATCAGAGAAGGTGGACAAAGTCGAACTGGCGTTGATCGAAGAGGAAATGAAACGCCAGCAGCCGATGAAGTACTATTGGTGGAAGCTGAAACCGTACACGAATAACCCTATTGGCTTCGTGAGAGACATAATCGGGGCTGAGCCTACGGCACAACAGATCGAGGCTCTAGAGGGTCTAGCTAACGGTACACACGTTTCTATCAAGTCAGGTCACGGTACTGGTAAAACCACCTTCCTGGCATGGGCCATTCTGTGGTGGAACTACACAAGGTATAATGCCAGAATACCCTGCACTGCGCCAACAGAAGCTCAGTTAAAGAACGTGCTATGGGCTGAGCTATCTATATGGCATAACGAGATGGACAAGTTCTTCAAGGACAAGTTCATGATAACCAGTGACAAGATGTACCATGTGGACTACGACAAGACATGGTTCGCAGTCGCTCGAACAGCGAGATCGGAGAAGCCAGAGGCACTGCAGGGCTTTCACGGAGAGAACCTGTTATTTATAATAGACGAGGCCTCAGGTGTGGCAGAGGAAGTGTTCACGGTTGTACGTGGTGCGTTGACTGAGGAAGATAACCGTTGTGTCATGACCTCGAACCCAACCAGGACGACAGGGTTCTTTTACAACTCCCATACCCTATGGTCTGGTGACCCATGGCACTGTCTTACCTTTGATGGTGAGGAGTCACCTCGTGTCAGTGAGCGGTATGTACACGAGATAGAGACTGAGTTCAGTAGGGACTCTGATGTGTTTAGAGTTAGGGTTCAGGGCTTATTCCCTATTGAGTCCGACTTTATATTGATACCTAAAGACTGGGTAATGAAGGCATTTGACAGGGAGATTTCCTATAAGAAAAGACTTGGAAGACAACAGTTTGATGCTGCAGGTGTTGATGTTGCCAGGTACGGTGACAATAAAACTGTGTTTGTACTTGTACGTCACGCTACAGTTGTTGGCATATTACAGTACACTAAGCAGGATACAATGAAGACTGCTGAGGACATAATTAAACTTTGTGATAAAATGAGGGCGCAAGACGTTAAGGTTGACGAGATCGGAATTGGGGCGGGTGTTGTAGACAGGTGCTATCAGCGTGGTCATAGCGTCACTGGTGTTGACGTTAGTAAGGCTGCCATAGACAAGGAGAAATTTGTTAACCAAAGGGCTGAGTACTACTGGGGTTTACGCACACGGTTTGAGGACGGAAGTATCTCACTGAAACCCCTAAAATCTCAGCTTTCAAGGCCTGACATGATCAAGTTCATTGAGCAGGTATGCTCGATCAGGTACGAGTACAACCCAACAGGAAAGGTACAGATTTGGTCGAAGGAGAAGATGCGGAGGGAGAAGATAAAGTCTCCTGACCTCGCTGACGCTCTGATGCTTGCCTTTGCTGAATATAATCCAACACTTGTAATGGCTCCCACGAGGACGGCTTCCCAAAGGTGGAGTGATAAGCTTGAGGGGCCACCTCAAGACTATGACGACTTCTACGAGAAGTTTGCCAATGACTTCTACAAGATGGAGGAGTACCCAATAACGGAAGACGCAGAACGAGAGGACGGTATGGTATGGAACTAATGTTTTTATTTATGCCGATGTTTTATGCATTCTTGGCTGGCCTAATTGTAGGGTCTGGACTGTTCTGTCTAGGACTACTAATCGGTAGGCTCCAAGCTGGTGGTGGTGTTGCGTCCATCTTCAAGAAGGAAAAGGTTCTCCCGCTAGAGGACATACCAGGGACTGACGAGTACTACGAGAAGGCAAGGAAGTCTCCTGAGGAGGGTGGTCATGCCAACCCGTTTGAGGACGACCTCATTGACCTAGCCAGACACTCAGAGTAGGAGTAAACAATGTTAAAAGAGATTGACAGAATTGCAGGCCTCAACTACGACAACATCGAGGAGCAGGACGAGGATTTTAAGGAGACTGTCAAGCGGTGGAAGGAAGACAGTCCGAAAGAGTATAATATAATCTGTGTTCAGTGTAAAGACCGTGTGGGCTTTTTCGTACCAAGGTTCACAGACTTACCTCTCCGTGGGAGTATGATACAACGCCATGTGGGTACAGAGGGTTGGCCCCTGCCCATGCCTCACCACGGCCCAAGAGACTTTGTCTGTCCTCACGCCCAGTTCGAGGGTGGAGACTTTCATCTGTTTGTGAATGTGGTAGAGGGTAAGCCTGACGACACGGACTGTTTCTTCACTGACAGAAACGAACCATACCAGATCACCAAGAGTTCTGGTGAATGTCCATGCGGTTGTGGTGGTAGAGTGAGGGGGAAGAACAAGTACTCAGATGGACTTAACTGCTACAAACTACATGTGGCACAGCTTAAAAAGGAAACTGACTAATGGCTGAAATTCAGAAGGTAGCGCAGATTGAAGAGAGGGTAGGGGATGCCGTCTCAACGAAGAAGGAGGAGGTCATTCTGCCAGAGGAGGAGCAGCTTACCACCTGTATCATACCAAAGGCGGGTCATCTTAACGTGGGTCATATGTGTTTCAACACACTGGCTGAGGTAATACGGGACAAGGACAAGAAAAAGTTACCACAGAAATGGTTCCGCAATTATGAACTGTATCGAGCAAGACACTGGAAGAGTCAGGGTGCTGCAAAACTCTCCACCGTTAACTTAATATGGAACTACATTACTAGAACTACGAACCTCCTCACAGACAACAACCCAACCTTTGACATAGCTGCTGAAGACGATAAGATGGCTTCCATCCTACATAAGGCAGCAAGGTACTGGTGGAACGAAGAGGAGCAGCAGGATGTGTTTGCCGACTCCGTCGAGATGTCAGAGATTAATGGGTGTGTAGTTGAAAAGGTTGTCTTCAATCCCTCAATGAAGAACGGTATAGGGGAGGTTGATGTTCTTACGGTTGACCCCCACAACTTCGGTTTCTGGCCCCTCAATGAGAAGCGTCCACAGAAGTGGGAAGCTGCGTTACACTTCTACACTGTGCCTGTTAACCAGGCTAGACGTATGTGGCCCTCGATGGCTAAGTATATAAAGTCTGACGCTCACTGGAAGAAAGACCTTGGGGAGGGAAGGCGAGAGATATTCGGTGGCACCACCTCTTCTAAGGGAGTCAAGGAGTTTGGTGACTACGGTGTAGATCATGCTACCTTCACTGGTAACATAGATGCCATTGGCAAGATAATGGGTGACAAAGAGAATGTTCTTATTCTTGAGTTTTGGGTGAAGGATTACAGCACCAACACCATAGTAACAAAGGAGTCTAGTTCAAGGCTAGACCCCCTGACTGACGAACACATACCAGTTCCCCAGGAAACAGAGGAGATGCCAAACTACCCTGGTCACGTTAGGTGCATCACATGTTGTAACGGTGGTGACGTTGTCCTTAGTGATAGGGCCAACCCCTCCATTAACCCCACACTACCGCCAGAGCTAGCGAGTCAGACGTACCTGTGGTCGAGGTTTCCATTCACGATATCACAGTCTAACAAAGACATCGTCTCTCCGTGGGGCTTTAGCTCCATTGAGCAACTAGAGACACTGAACTTCGAGGTAGACAAGTGCCTCAGTCAGCTAAATATCATAAAGGACAAGGCTGTACGATCACCTGTAGTGAACCCCAGGAATGCACAGGTTCCAAACTCAGCCTTCACCAATGCTCCTGCACAGGTGATTAACCCCAAAGATCATGTGGTGGCACAGGCCATTAAGCACATGGCTCCACCACCGCATCAGAGAGATATCGAACTAATCCTGTCCATCTACCGTGAGATGTTTGACAAGATTGCTGGTATCTTCGATATGACAGACCCTGGTATTGCTAAGGGACGGATGGCCTTCAAGACAGTTGCTACAATCATCGAGTCTATGCACACCATGCTCCGTGGTAAGATTAGGGGCTATGGTAAGATGCTCCGTGAGCGTGGTCGTATGTGGCTGTCACATGCACAGAACTGGTATACAGAGGAGCGTATCTTCTTTGTTGACGCACAGGCTGGTACTAAAGAGTCAGGTACGTTCGTCGGTAAGGAGATGATCTTCCCTGTACAGATGCAGGTCATTGCTGGTTCTACCATGCCTACGTCTAGGTTGCAACAGCGAGAAGAGGCTAAGGAGCTACACGCTCAGCAAGCTATTGACATCCGTGAATTGCTTGAGCGACTGGATTGGCCTAATCGAGCGGAAGTAATCAACCGTATGGAGATGGGTATGTTAGGGCCAATAATTCAGAGGCTTGAAGCCCTGCAGGTTGACCCGAAGATTATAGCCATGCTGCAGAAGATAGCACAGATGGACGAGTCTGAGTACAATGCGGTGGTCAACCAGATGAAAGAAGCGCAGCACAATCAGGCCCAGGCTGGCGGTGCGCCACAACAGATACCCAAGGGGCTATAAGGAGTAGACATGCCATTGTATGACTACGGCTGCACAGAGTGTGACAACGTCATAGAGGTCTTCCATAAGATGAATGAACAGTACCGCAGTATGTGTGTTACTTGTAAGAAACCTATGCATAAACTTCTTACAACAGGTATGGTTAAACGACCTGATGCTAAGTGGGTAACAGACATTAACGGAACTATTAATGACCTTGGCGAAGCTCAAGCAGGTAGACAGGAGTACATTACTACAAGAGAACAGGCAAGAGATCACATTAAGAAGGTCTACTCAGACCCTCACCCTAATGTGCAGAAGCTCAAAACTCGATACCTAGAGAGGTACTAGTATGAACCATGTAGTGCAACTTGGCGTAGAAGTAACTGAGGAGATCACAAGAATCAGGGCAAAGAAACACATGCTAGACTTAGCACTTAGGGTTTTCCTACAAGAGGAACTCATTAAGCGTCTAGACCCTGACCACATGTACATCTACAGTGAAGAGTATGGTGCCTTCATAAGGGAGCCTGTCAATGAAGAGAGTGATAATACTGGGTAAGGGGCCAGGGTGGAGTGAGTGTCCTGAGCCTACTGCGGAAGTTCCAGTATGGAGCATGACAAATATCCTGATAAAGAGAACTGCAGTAACCAAGGTTTTCGAGATACATGATCTAAGGGAGAAGTTCAACAGACCAAGAGGGGAAGGCCTCATACATCAAGAGGCTTGCAGGGAAGCACAGAGACTTGGTATCCCTTACGTGGTGAGGGAACACTGGGACTTTCTCCCCAACCTCATTCAACATGTGTACCCATGGGAGGACGTTTTTACTGAGTTTAACATAGACTTTATAGGGCT